GGAACTCCAGTAAATAATTTCTGCCTGTTTGAAGTAGCTGTACCTAGACCTTGAATATTGTTCAGTTTAGATAGCTGTCGAGTAGTATCATATGCTATACTCGTAATTTCAAATGACATCCGTGGAAGCTTAAGTGCAACCTTTGTGTCTGTATCAAGGTCAGCATTTTCACGAATTCTATCGAGATACTTTATCTTTGGAGCATATGAAAGAGGAACCTTAAGCTGTGATATGCCTGCACCACTGCTATTTGTACGAACAACATATATGTTGTTGAACAGCCGACCAAATGCTGCTACGCATTTTCTAGTCTTTTCATGATAGAAGTGTGTACCGAACATTAGCTCTTATAAATTCCTTGTAGGTGCGTTTCGAACTGCTCTACCTTTGACAGTCTATCAGGCCAGAGAATATAATCTTTCTCAGGATTCTTCTTTAGGTTATTTAACAAAGGTGTTATTGCATTATATAATTTATCCAGCTTTTCTTGCGCAGACTTAGCTTCAACCTCTACATCGCCGACTGCTTTCTGAGCATCTTGTACAGATTGTAGTTCATCTTCGTCTACTGCAGTAAAACCAAAATCAAAAAAATCTTCAGCCATTAATTATTCTCCGGATCGCCAAATGGATTATCTTCAGAGAAATCTAAGAAGTCATCTGATTCACTACTAAAGAATTCATTTTGTTCATTCTGTGATATGTTGTTTTCTTGATTAACTGCAAGAACTGTTAAATCAGAATCGATAGGAACACCACCTATTGTACTTCCTCGACCAGATATTTTAATCTTTCTTCCAGCTACAAAGTTATGATACTTGCCATCACTAGCACCTACATGGATCAGGCTAAGTAGGTTACTCGAATCGCTATAGCTTAATACTTCACCAGTAACAATCACACCGTCTGACAGTGTCATCGATGCTGAATGGCCACGCTCTGTTGCTATTGAGTCGGAATCCAATGTTAGGATATATTGATATGCATAATCCTTTTCAATGTCATCAATCGCTGCCACACCCGTATCAAGATCTTCGCCAGTATATTCAAAGAGGTGAGCTCTTAGTTTATACACGTTTACGTTTCCAATCTGATAGAAAGGAATTTCGTGCTCTACGTGTGTGATTTGGAAAGCTTTATTTGTAAGAGGCAGATATATCAAGTCACCTTCACGAGGTCTTTCGCCAGTAATTTCATTATCATAACGTGATACTGTCTGAGACCACCTACGGCGAGCGACTACAAACGTAGCTTCATCTCGTATCTCAACACCAAATCGAGTAAAGAGATCACCTTCTCCTTCGAAGCCTTCGATGTTGTCGATATACATTTCTACTTTATACGCAGAATTAAAAGATGACTCAGCGTCATCTCCGAAGATAGTGTCTTCGTTGACTAAGTCACGTGGAATATAGTAAACATCTTGACCATAGATCTTAAGTGATTCTATGACTATGTTTTCATATAGTTCGTGTTCCGATTTAACTTGGTCGGAGAAGTAAAGATTTCTAGCCATATCATCCTACAAAAAAGTCTGCAGGCATCTCGTGTTCAATTCTAATTTTCTCTTGCAGTTCTTGTAGTTCTGCTTGAGCATCATCAAAGAGTTGCCTACCGTTAATAATAACTCCTCCCGGCAATTGCATTCCTTCAAACTTCATTAAGTTCATTCCCCATTGAAGTTTAATCAAGGCTGTTGCATATGCTTTAAGCCACATGTCATTATATATTGACGTATGAGTATCTGGGTCAATAATATTATATGATTCTAACACAATATAGTCATCGACTTTGATGTCTTGGTCTTCAATATTTCCATGTATGTATAATCTGTTCTGCCTGCGAACAAAGTCTACTATGGGTGCACCATTTAGTTTCATATCAAGAGTAGCCATATATTGCTGCAGCTGTTCATAGTAAGCCAAATCGCCAGCCCACCTTGAAAGATCCCAAATATCATTAAGAGCCATTTGGTACTTTATATCAAACATGTTTCCGCTTTGTGAAAAAGCAGAAGCAACTCTAAACATACGAGAAACAAAATGAATATCAGAAGATAGCGTAATATACTTGTTAGCGATGTCAGTCGCTGTCATCTTGTGCTTAAGATAACCTCTTGCTGTAGCATCGCTATGAAATTCTTGGTAGTATTGTAGCGCTTCATCAATACGATCTTCTACCTGATCTTCATCAACGTTAATCTCGATGACAGGATCTCCAAGCCTACGCTTGCAGTAATCGATTAATGTAGCTCTTGAAGTTGGATTTGCCATTATAGTGCTGAGTTCCCTGCGCCTCTAATAGTTTTTACTGTCGTTCCTGCAGAGTTTATAATAAGAAGAACATCTGCGGAATCTACACCAACCGTAGCGACGGTACCGTCTTCGGCTGGAAGTTTTACAGTAACGTTACCTGAATATTGTGAGTGGCCAGGTGATTGAACTCTTACTTTATGCGCATTGCCAGTTTCGCAATAAAGATCAATGTAGGCTACTGAACCAGTACCAGTTCTGATTGATACCTGTCCGTCATCAAGAGTAATACCACTCGATGATCCGTTTCCACCAAACACTGAAGAATCATTTGTTGTTATGCCTTTGTTGAAATCAAACCGGTGAGAGCTTGAATTGTAAAGCATTGTTGCGTTGGCGCCGTCAATGGTTATACCTGCTCCGTTAGCGGCCGCGGTGTTTCCACCCGATGATAGCACAATATTCTTATCATCCACAGTTAGTGTCGTAGAATTAATCGTAGTCGTCGTACCATTGACAGTTAAGTCGCCGCCAACTATGACATCGGTTGCAAGCGCAGCAGCAACTCGAGCATCTGCACGGGTATCTGCACGGGTATTTGTAAAGTAAAGATTTGTTGAACCTTCTGTCAGATTGTCTGTGGTATTAGCACCTAGACCTAGTGATGTGGTAGGACCAGAAGCAGAATCTTTCGTTACAAGCTGGCCTCCACTATCTTGTAGAAGAATAGTACCTAAATGAATAGTAGAACCTGATAGGTGTAAGTCTTTCCACTTCTTAGAGGAGTCACCGAGATCATATACAGAGTTAGATGATGGTGTAAGATCACCACCAACAATAAGCTTATTACCGGTAAGATCTAGAGTATCACCATTGGCGATCTCTCTCATCTTTTGATTTGCTACTACGAGTGGTACTCTATTTGCCATCTTGACCTCTAAAAAACTTTATTCTATTTATAATAAAATTATCCTTTAATTTCTTGTGCTCAGCCAGCGATTTCCATTAGGGTTATTGTGCTAACCGAAGTACCGCTAGTAGAAGTTTGAGCGTACATTGCACTGCCAGACAATAGCTCCATTGAACAAAAGTATCTGGTTGCAGAGGTTGTTGCGGGGCTGTCTTCATAGCACATTGGAATAGTGTTAACCGATTCGTCTGTTGTGTTCGTGTAACCCTCTGGGCTAGACATAATTGCTAAAATTGTATTGCTTGCTATTGTGCCTTTTCTCAAAACTATTTGACCGTAACTCGACCCACTAACTTGGATGTTTTGGTTAGCTAAAATTATAATTTTACTCGTACTAAATTTAGGAGTTATTGTAGCGGCCAAGCCTGTTTCAATTGCACTACCAGTGGAACTTAGAGTAACACCGTTGTTAAAAGTAACATTTACAACTTGCAATACAGAACCTGTTGGCAAATCTGCAGCAATTAGTTTAGCTCTTTGAATAGGCATTACTGTGCGATCTCCGTAAGTACTATTTTAGATCTTCCACCTGTTGTTCCATTACTCCAGTTAATTTGGCTAGTGCCTGCAGCATATAAATTATTCTCACTAACGGCAACAGAGTAATGTATTGTAGAGGTGCTGCCCGGGCTATGCTCATATTGAAATGACATATTCCCCATCAACTGGGTACCAACGTTAAGAAACATAGTATCTTCATCAGAAAATAACTGCGTAGCTGAAGCGACACTACTTCCATCATCAAATGTTGTTGACGGATGACTTACTAACTCGAGCCTAAGACCGCCTTGAGAGCCACCACCATTGATAAAGCCATGAACAAATCCAGTTATGAGAATCTTTGAACTAGCAAACTTAGGCGTGATAGATGCGCCAATACATCCAAGTCGAGCTGCACCGTTAAAAGTAAACATAGTCGAAGTTCCAGTTCCTGATGTAGCAGTAACTGTTTGTATCGGCGTTCCAGGCGCATGAATACCTCCAGTAAACGCAACGGTATCTGCAGAATCCAGAGAATTTTTAATTGTATCTACGAGTAAAACGCTTGTCATCCTGCAAGCTCCGTCGCTGTTATATTACTAATCATTCTTTCGTATCCACCACTTGTGGTACCCGCAACAGTTCTGTTGATATGTACCGTACCAGCGCCATTACCAGAAAATAAACCTAGAAAATACGTGATTTGAGATGTAGTTGAAGGCTCATCAAAATATCTTCCGACCATTCGTTCAGGAGTACTGTCTGCATCTGCACTGGTATAACTTGTCGCTGCACTAAACATACCTTGAGGAATGGTGTTAGCAAGACCTGTTTCAGTGTTACCTTTGATTAGAGTGTCATCTCTGTACAACATAAACACACAACCCCATGCTGTCTCGACAGGAGTAAATTCTCCATTCCACATAACATCAATCATAATTTTTGATGATGTGGATGTTGGTGTAATACTAACGCTAGGGAAATTAGTTAACTTTGTGTATGTAATATTCGAAAATGCATTAGATGCATGGCTCAATGATTGAGCATACTGAATTTGAATAATACTACCAGATACAACAGGAATAACACGACCATCTGATCGGATAGACATCGCATCTGTACCGTTGGTATGCTGAATAGTTCTTACACCTAATACACTATTTGTCATATTATTATCCTATCAAAAAAATTGCCAAGTTGTTGTGATGGTTGGCATTACTATTCCCAGGACTGCTATAGTTATTCCAATACACTGCAGAAATCTTGTCATTTGCAACTGCATTAACTATACCCGACATGTGAATTGATAGATATGCCATATTTGCATCTGCTGGGTTTGCAGGTGGCTCCCATTGGTTTGCTATTCTATCATCATTATTATAGATACCTGCACCATACCACACGGTCGTATCATTTCGTCTACCTACTGTATGAGTTACCAAATATAAACCAGCAACAGGACATGTGAACTCACCTACTGTGTTATTCCAACAATTATCAATGTCCACTACGACTTCATTGAACGTAAAGGATCTCAACTCAGTGTCAGAAGAGTAAGTTTTTGATCCAGCAGACCCACTCCAATCACACCCATAAAAAGCAGGGATAAGATTTTTTGTGACTCTACCACTACCGTCAATACTCATTGCTTGAGTACCGGCTTTATTATGAATGTTGTTTACATAAACTTTAGACAATTGTAAATACTCCATCCACTTTCAATGTTGCGGAAATCTTAAAGTCTCCTGCTACAGATGCTCGCTGGTTAACACCAATCGTTACATCTTCAGTTAATTCATTTGCATTTATTCGAATACCAGCTTTCGCCATAAGATCACTTGACATTTCTGTAACACCAACTGAGCCGGCTATTGGATTAGTTACACCGGATCTCATGCCGAGATGTATGATTCGCAATGCTGAGTCAGAATCAAGATTTGAATCAAATGTAAGTGTAGTTCCCGATAAAGAATAATTTGCTTCGGCTTGAACAATGCCATCTACTGTTACAAGGATAGAACTTTTAGAAGGAGGTGATTCTGTAAGTGTATAAGAGTTCGAGTCACCAGATGCTGTAAAGTAATCCTCGGTAAATGATTTAAGATTTGATGCTAGCTTTGCCGCAGTGATAGATGCATCCGGAGTTGATACTCCACCGACATCTCCATAGAGCATAGCAAAGCATGAATCGCCAGTTGCCGGTGCTGTGGTAAAGATAATATTACTGCCGCCGTTTGTAAGAAGGAAGTCTGCAGTCGGTTCTTGAATAACACCGTTGAGAGATACAACAAGCTGATTAACTTCACCGGCTTGAAATCCAAGCGGAAATGAAGTCGAAGAATCGTTGAAGGTCCAAGACGATACGTCTACCTTTTTGAATTCTCCAGTTGTTGGTTCTCTACCTATGTACGCCATTAATCAGGATCCTGACACCCACAAATCGGGCAATTATTTTTACATTCTTCAGCGTCATTTGAATAGCATGTTGGACATTCGCCAACATCGCAATGACAATCATGATTGCATCTCTTGCATGTATCTCCATCAGCCATTAACCAATCTCTCCAATTTCAGTAACAGTAAAACTCATGACCATATAATTAGCGTGTAGAACATAGTTAGTTACTGCACTAGTATTATAGCACACTATTCTATATTGAATTGTTGTTCCAACTGCTTGATTATGATCATGAAAATATCTTAGAAATCTTGGCCCCCAGGTCTCGGCATCATAAGCCCAGCCGTAAGCTGGTGAATGACCTTGAGATCCCATTAATGAAGTAGTAGTATCAGTCGTTGGATTCCCGACAGA